AAAAAAATATATATCAAAAAGTACACAGTGCCTGTTTAAGTGCAACAGGTGTTAAGAAAGGAGATAAAGTAAATGGTATGCACTTTAGACCTCTTTTACATGATGATGTACAAGAAGTAGCTACACAAGCATTATTAGATAATGGTTTGTATGCGACCTGTAATTATCTGACAGAGATTGTACCTAATATAAAAAAAGTAATGGTTGTATGTACCATGCGAGTTTATGATGTTGATGATCCAACACAACATATACTTGTTGATGGTTGTTCATCATTCGGAGATATTAGTATGTTTGGAACTGGACAGGCTATGTCATACTCAAGAAAGTATGCGTTCTTAAATTTATTAAATCTTAAAACTGGTATTACAGATGAAGATGGTTATGAAAAAAAACCATTTGAACAAGATTCTTCAGAGCAATCTGTTGAAGAACCTACTTATACTGATGATAGTATTGAAGTAGAATCAATAAAGGATGAGATTAAGTCTGCTAAAAATATTAAAGAATTTAATAATTTAGCAGAGAAATATTCTAATCACATTCAATATTTGATAAAAAACAACACTAAAGTATATCAACAAATAAAAGATGTTGCTGATACTAAAGAGTTGCAATTAACCAATGGTCAGTAAAAGCTGACAATAACAAAGGAGCAAACATGAGTGAAGATGTAGTATGGTGTAACTTGGTAAGAAACCAAAACAAAAATGCGGAGAACCAACCAGATTGGGTAGCACCGCCAAACCTAAAAGCACCAGAGGGTAAGAAATGGACCATAGGTGTAAAGATAGGAGACGTTTGGCACAATCAAGCTGGATGGGATGATAAGGATGAGCAAGGCAATGTTGTTGGGATTACAATCAAGATGACACCACCTACTGCTAATGAAGATAAACCATCAGCAACTCCTAATAAAGGGTTTCAAAGTAAACCTAATTATGGTAATAAACAATCATACAAGTTTTAATTAATTTGTATTTAGCTTTGGGGGAGTTTTTTCTTTCTAGTTCCCTTTCGGTAGTTTTCTTCCCCAAGGCACCTCAATATATTTATGGATAAAAAAATAACAGATTTAGATCAAGAGATTGAAAAGAAAGTTATTGATGATCGGCAAAAAGATTATGGTAACTACCAAGAAAACTTTGTTTTATTAGCAGAAATGTTTACACTAATACTGTTTGATAATTTAAAAAAACGAATAAAACCGCACCAAGTAGGTCAATTAATGATGGGATTAAAACTATACAGATCAACCAAAAAAATTTTAAAGCAGATAACTATTTAGACATGAGTGTCTACAATAAAATGACCAGAGAGATACACAAAAAAGAGGTTGCCAAAAAGGATAAAAATGGATAAGTAAAGAGATTAAAGCATGGTGAGGCTAGTTTTATATTAGAAGAACGCTTTGATGACGTGGAGAAAGCTGCAAACCCTAGCACCGAGGGTGAATTTGTAGAAATTAAAATCAATAATTTAAAAATTGATTTTACAAAAGTGATAAAGGAGCAAGATGATAGAAAAAAAGAATCATCTACAGAAGCTAATGGACAAACAAAGAAAGAAAAGTGAAATGTATGTTCATACAGTTCAAAAGGCAAATAAATATAAAGCTGAAAGTTATAGCTTATTTTTAGAGATTGCTAGATGTAGAGAAGAATTAATGACAGCTAAATAGTTATTAATTTTATTATTAAAAAAAACTGAAGGAACACGAGGGGGATCTATGACCATAAATGTAAGCAAACATTATAATCAACACATAAAACAAATAAACGAAAACAATTTTATATACAAAGTTAAGAAAGCATTTTACCTTCTTACGAACCAAGAAGAAAGATTATATGAGGTAGGGTTCTCGGAAGGTTTTTTACATGCTGTAAACATTTTACAAAAAGAACCAATCAAAGATAGTAATGTAAAAAAAATTGTAGGTTACACTGTTACAAAACCAAAACCATCAGATGTACAAAGTGTGATTAATAAAGTTTGCATACATTTTGAAGTACATAAAGAAACTCTAATGAAAAAAAGTAGAACCACAGATATTGTTAGAGCAAGAAATGTAATACACAATATATTATTTGAAAAGTATCGTATGAACCTTACAGATATTGGTAGATATTTTGGACAAGATCATACCACAGTATTGCACTCAATAGAAATGAAAAGAGACCAGAAAAGATTTTGGTCTCCAGAACAATCATTGTGGCAAGAGTTTGAGAAACTTATTTCTTAAACCCAGATAACATATTCTTATAAGCCTTTTTAGTAATTGTACTTTTAGATTTACTTTTTGAAGTACCAGATTTTTTTTTCTGGTTGATGTTATAGTACAAACCCTTCTTGGCTTTTGTTCCATCTTTTTTAGTGTGATAACCCGGCATTATTTCTCCTTCTCGTATGTTGCATCTTCTGATCTTAATTTTTGTTGTTCACAATAATTATCAAAACAACTACCATCTTTTCCATTATGACAAAAGTATTTTTTTGTAGCAGTTACAATCCATCCACCAGCATCACTAATTAATTGCTTTCCACACTCCTCGCAGTACCCACACATAAAAGACCTTTCTGGTTTTTTCCATGCTTTTTTTACCGGCACTTCCACCTTCTTCTTGCTTGTCTTATTCTTGAGTTAGGATCGTTTCTTGTTTTAGCTGATGATCTTTTAAGTTGTCCAGCTGATCTGGCACAATAACTCTTTCTACGTTTAGCAGACTTTGATCCTGCCTTAACCTTACCTGTTACTGCTGTCTTTAATTTTGATCCGGGATTGGCTCTTCTATATGCTTTAACACCTTTGGCTGTCATACCAGCTCCAGACTTTGTAGGTCTATAGTTTGCGTTCTTACCTTTTGTTGTTTTTCTAATAGCCATTATCTACCTCTAACAGAATCTATGAAATTGTAAACTCTCCCGAACTGTTTATCTATAGACATTAAATCAGATTGGATCATGGTTACTGTTAATTGAAGTTCTATAAGTGTGACCAAAGTCCAAGTTGCTAAACCCATTAGAATTGTACCAAGCAACGCAATCAAAGCTGTGTTAGTTTTTCTTGTCATTCCTTTTTCTTTTTAAAATTTTAACTCTTGAGTGCCAACACCACTCGGTAAATTTTATAGAATAAGTTTCTATAAAAGATATTGCGTTATCTAATTTTCCAAAAAAGTTATAGATAAATCTATCAATCATGGTTTGATTGGTCCTATAATTTTCTTGTCTGGGTTATCTTCAAGATACTCTTTCTTTATATCTTGCCATAAGCTAGTCTCTATTATATCTTGATTATCATCTATTGTAGGTACTATTCCTGTACATTTAGATACTAATAATTTAAAGTTTTCATTGTGTTTTATACTAGGATTTTTGTTTACTTTACTACACATTTTAAGAAGCTCTAACTGTTGTTTTAACTCCATATTTTCTTGCTGTATACTTCTAAATTCTTTAGTACAAGCTGATCCAATGTAATGTCTGTAAGTTAAACTTATCCTACCATTATCATCATTATTGTTGTAATTATTATTATCATTATAATGCCTATAATCATTCTCTCTATTCTCCTTTTCCAACCTAACATCAACTTCACCAGTTCTACAACTATTGTAACCATTGTTTAAGTATTCGTTTCTAGGATAAGCAGGTTCGGCAAAAAGGGTTAAACCTACTAACATCAAGATAAGTATTGCTGTAAATCTGTAATCCATCCTGCAACTCTCCATAGGTCATCCTTAATAATTTATTTCCCTGTTTAAGTCTTTGATGTCATACTCCATCTGCCTTACCTTATCTGCCAAGACTTCATATAAATTTTCTGCCATCTCCCATGTACCTTCTGCTCTTTCTAATTTTTGTAATACTGTGTTTAAATTAGATGTAACATTGGCTAGGTCTCTACGAATATTCTCCATATCCATAGTTTGTATCTTTTCTATTTGTGTTTGATTTGCGTTGATTGTGTCTGTTAGATTTACAATATATTTAACACCAGTGAATGTTCCAACTAGCAATGAAGCTACAATAGGAACCATAACTATGTTCTTCTTTAATAAATCTACTAGGTTCATTCACAAAAACCTACTGTATAATTGCGATAACTAATACAACACCAACAATAATCACTATCTCTTTGTGATCTGTCCAGTAGTGCATAGCTGCGTCTTTAATTTTATCAATCATAATTATCTCCTGTGTGGTTTTAATATAAGATATTACTTTCCCTGTCCACGATTTTTTGACTTACCTTTCTGAAGTTTTTTAGACTTGTTCATAGAAGATAGTTTGGGTCGTCTACCTATACTTGTTTTTTTTGGTATTCTTTCGTGTGGTTGATCTGCTATGTTGAACTTTACTCTTGCCATTTTTTCCTGTTTGTTGTGATAATAAACTTACCTTTTTTTTATACTGACTAACAGATGCTGTCATTATACCTTTGCTCATTTTTTAACTAATGAACCACCAAAGTATAATCCAATAATAGCTGACACTAGGTTGGTATCTAATGGTGTAATAACCAAACTATTAGAAGATAGTGTTATCCATTTCATTATTTCTTTTTCTGGTAAAAATAAGAATGAAGGTTTAAATTCTAAATAACCTACAATTACACTTACATCTGGTTGGAATATTGGCATTAGTTTTGGTAGCAATACTATTGCAAATACTGCAGTTAAAGCTATAATTCTTCTGGTCCATTGGAAGCCTTCGTTGTTATATTCTCTAGCTTCTTTAAAACCTTTTTGTTGTATATCTGCTCTTTGCAGTAACATCTTTTGTTCTGCTTGTTTTGCTTTTATACTTTGAGACCAGATACTCATTACTCCACCTAATACAGTAGAGCCTAGCATTGTTATCATTTCAAATGGCATTATTCTTTCTCCTCTAAATCTTTAATCTTTGATAGTGCATCATCTAAATCTTTAGTACAAAATTCTAGTTTTTGCAAACACCTTTTGTTAGCTGAATCTTTAGACTTATTAGCATCCTCAAGCTCTGCTATTTGACTTTTTAGTATTCTTACTTGGTCTTTATACTCATTAATAATATCTAACGAATTATCATTTGGCATATATTATTTTTACCTTTAGTTTGATTTGTTCTTTTGTTCTACCTCTGGATATAAGTGATCCAACTCTTTTTCTTTTATAGCCATCCTTGGCTGTATAGTCTGACTTCCTATAATTTTTAGACTTAACATCATAACCAGTATACTCACCTGTAGCCATATTTAAAGTAACAATATCTACAGGACCAAGTCCGCCAAGAGGTATAAACACTAGGATATTAGGGTCTTTTGCTAGTTCAATCTGTACTTTCATTTCGCTTATTAGACCAGTAATTGCTTTCTTTCTTCTAGCCATAATAGCCTTAAAGTTAAAGTTTTTGAAATAATATAACTATAATTGTAAACATACCACCTATGAGAGCTGACATAGCATAGTACAAATGTTTTTTAATATCTTTGATCTCTGTTTCTATATTGTTTATTTTTTGATGAGTTTGTTTTTGCATGATACGACAAAGTTTTTCGTGTGATTCTATTTTCTCAAGTGCAATATTTTTAGGCATTATACTTGTTGTTGTTTTGTGCAACTGTATTGCGTTGATAGTTGAAATTTATTAACTGTTTCATCATCTACAGCTAGTAAGTATTTGCTACTTGCATCCATAGCAGTTAATGCACAATGCTTCCATGTGTCAAATGTTTGTTCGTACTTTATTGGTGGTTTACACTCTCCAGTTAAAAATGAACATACTGAAAGCATAAGAACAAATTTCATTATTTTGGATTGTCTGCTTTTACTTTAGCAATGGTATCTTCCCAGTTTGTAGTACCATTAACATTATCCCAGTATTGCATATCTAACTGTTCTTGAATTGTAGGATAAGCAGTTGCTCTATCTCTTTGATATTGGTTAGCATCATACTCTGCTTGTAACTCTACCATTTTAGCTTCTATGTCAGCTTTAGAAATAGGTGTTGTTCCATTTAACCAAATTATTTCATCTAAACTATTTCCACCAACAGTTACTTCTGCATTAGGATTTATTTTTTTTATTGCATTTATTATTTCGTTATTTGTCATTATCCAGCTACCTCATATAATGTAACATTGCTATCAGAATTTCCACTTTCATTAATAACACCAGTAGCACTTCCAGCACTACTAAGTTTAAATTTTATTGTAACAGCAGATGTTGTGCTTGGAGATACTAGATAATGAAAACTATGTCTCATTCTTGCTTGTACTCCACTTCCTCCATAATCATAATTACCAACTTGACCAGCTTGTAATTCTGAATAAGAACCAGATCCAACTTTATAATGTAACTCTATTTCTCCTCTGTTATTAGAACTACCATTGTTTTCCCAATAAGCATATAAATTTGATGCGATAATAATTTTTGAAGATGTTGCACTTGGCGTAATAGCAGTTTCCCATGTTGTTCCACTTGATGATAAAACATCTGTAGCAGTGCCAGATGTTGTAGATGTTGCATAAGCATTTTCTGAACTAATCACTTGCAAAATTACACCAGTAGGAATAGCTGCTGGTAAAGCAGTTATCGCTGATATTGTATTATTGTTTGGTTTAATTATTGCCATCTATTATTCTCCATTATCTATTACTGTTCCACCATCTGCTATCCATGTCAGAATTGCTTGGTAATCTGTGTTTGCTTCGTCTAGTGGTACAAATGATATAACTCCATCTTTAGTCATTTTATACATATCTTTTGTATTTTTTATATTGCAATAAATTATTTCTACTTGTGTAATCATATTATAACTCCGCATCCGCTATGTAACCTGGTGAATCAATATAAATATTATTACCAGCTCCATATATTCTAAAACCATCACTTGTTGCTGAAGCTGCTGTTGGTCCAGAACTCCAACCATGTGGAGTTCCAACTGTAATTGTTGGTCCAGTTCTCATTAATTCTCTAAACATATAATAATTTTGTAAATTATTTGTTCCATCATAATTATTGTTTCCATAAATTTCTGAATTTAATTTAATGTAATATCTTTGACATCTTGACATATTTCTATCAACAGGCAAAAACTCAAAATCAGATGCAGATGTTCCAGCTTCTAATTGTACTCCTGTAATGTAAAATTCGTTTGATGTGCTATCTGCAAGATTGACTTGACCTACTGCTCTGTTGGCATTTGTAGTTGATGTCCAAGAAGTTGATAAAGTTCCAGAAGTAAAATCACTTCCAGCTCCTAACCAAAAAGCAACCATTAAACTTTGTGCATTATCATTATCAAAAGCACCAGATGTATCTCCAGCATAAGTTATAGTTTTCTTTTCCCAAGTATTTGCTGATGAAATTGTATATGATTGTGATATTTGTCTTGAATTATCAAAATCTAAAAGTTCAGCAATATAAGTTCCAGTTTTATTTGATTTTACCCAAAATGATAGAGTTGTGCTTTCAGCTGATGATGTACCTTTTTTTAAATACTGTAAATTTTGACCTTCAATTTCTTGTCTAATATACATATTATCTCCACTTGCTGGAGAACCATCAGCAGTTGTGCAATCCATTTTTAAAGATTTTGCAAAACCTTGACCAGTTGGAACATCAGTTGATTGTGTTTGTGTCCAAGTTCCAATACTTGATATTACTGTCTGAAATCTATCAACAGTATGATAACCATTTCCAGTTAATGATGATGCAGAAGTTGCTCTTTGAGCAATGCTCATATCTCCATTGATGATGATGTTTTTAAATGCTGATTGATTTTGTACTGTACCACTTGCAAGTTTAGCAGCAGTAATTGTTGAATCAGTTATCTTTGCAGCAGTAACTGCACTATCAGCTAATTTAGCAGTTGTTACTACTGAATCACTTGGCACTCCAATGTCTAAAACATCACCAAGTATCTGAATAAAATCTATAACATCATTTGTTACTAGGTTACTAGCAAAAGTAATTGTAGAACCACTAACAGTAAAAGAACTGTTTGGTTTTTGGATTGTACCATTTAAAGATACAATCATGTGATTAGCAGATTGAGGAGATACATTAACTGATCCTACTTGCATAGTGTATGCAGCTTGACCATTAACTACAGATATTGCATCACAAATCTGGAAGTTTCCTACTGTGGGTTTACGACCTATATAACTCAATTCTTACTCCTTAACTTTTTGGGTTATTATCTTTTATACTTTTAATTCTAGCTTTCCAAGAATTTATATCTTTATAAATTTCATCTAGCTGTTCACCAATATCACCATAAGCTGATCTTCTTGTTGATCTCACTTGTGCATTGGCTTCTTCTTTGTTAGCTGCAGTTTCTTGTGCTGATAATTGTGCGTCTGTTGGTTGTGCAATATCTAAATTCCACTCCTTAATGTAAGCACCTTTGCCATCACTATCGTCTTGCAACATAACATCTTTCATAAAATCTACTTCAGCTACACCATTTGATGCTGCGTACATTCTAATTTTATTTGATAGATTTGCCATAGTTTGTCCTCCTTAATTTTATGTTATTAATTTAAATGCTCTAAAATATGTATAGTTACTTTCACCAACAATATTTGGATCACTACCACTATTTGTTTGTATTGATAAAGCAGAATAAACATAATCTGAACTACCATTTAGATCAAATATACCACTTACATTTACACCGAAACCTCTACCATAATTGTTACGCATATCCATTTGTTGAATAACTCTACTTGAATAACTACTACCACTACTACCATTTTTAAATATTTGTACATAAGCCATTTTTAAATCACTCATTGTTGAACCACCTCTGTCTGCATGAACAAAAACTTCACAAAAATATTTTCCAGCTGTTTGAGGTGTAAATTTTCCTGTTGATGTGTCGTAAGCATTATCTGTGTCAAAATTTTCTGAATTATGTATAAGAGTTGTTAAAGAACCCTCTGAAAAAGTTGTTGTATTTGCTGTTAATTTAGCTTCAAAAGCAGGAGTATTAACACCACCAGCACCACTTACAGTTCCTGTAAATGCAAAGTTATCTGCTAAATTTATTGATTCTGATTGTATTTTATCTATTGCCATAATTTATTTTCCTTAATTTTAACTTGATATTTTAAATCCTTCAAAAGTTGTGTATGTAGCACTTCCACTACCATCTAATATTGGACTACTTACATTTGTATAAATTTTTACAAACACTTCATCTCCAGCACTTAATGATATTATATCTGAATGTATCGCAGTTGGATAATTTCCACCTACTGTTTTGTTTGAAAATGATTTTGATGTAGAACCTACATAAAAATAAATAGCTACTTCATTATTTACGCTAGAATTATTAAGTCTTAAACTTGTGGTTAAACAATATTTTCCACCTTGACCACTTGGTACTGTAAATTTTCCATTAGATGTGTTAAATCCAGAAGCACTATCAAACGATGTAGCATTAAATTGAACATCAGTATTTGTACTTGCACTAAAACTTTGTGCTGAACTTCTATATGCTCTAAAATTTGGAGTATTAGTTTCTCCAACTCCAGATACAAAATTTGCTCTAGTCATTTTTTTTAATGCACCAGAAGCAGAGGTATCAGATAATAAAATTAAATCGTCTGTAGCGATAGATGTTTCTGCTGTTTGTCCTGTAATAACTGTAGATGCTACTTTAGCATTTGTAACTGCTTCACTTCCTAATTGTGCAGTTCCAACAGATGCGTTTGGTGGATTAACAGTTTGTAAAGCTCTGCCAAGATAAACTGCATACATGGAATCTCCAGATACTGTTGCACTTGTAAGTGTTAGAGTTGTACCACTAGCTGTGTATGCTTTACCACTTCCCGGTTGTTGAACTACTCCATTAATAACTAATCTGATTTCATTCTCATTGGTTACTGCATGAGATAAAGTGTAGTTAGCTGTAGCAGATACTGAAAAAGTTTCTGTTTCAAAACTTGCATAACTTTCTGCAGGAATGTTACCAATGTAAGCCAACTATATTCTCCTATGTACTTATGGAATCAACAACAGATAAAATGCAATCTATAGAATTTGTTGCTGAAGCTAATGCTTCAACAGAATCACCAGATTGTAAAACTACTTTTGATCCTCCATCAATTAATTCTAATGATCCACCCGCAGGGATTGGTGCGTCTTTAATTAAATAATAACTTGTTCCACCATTTTTTACTGTAGCATCAACTGTTACTGCAGATGTGCCTTTGTTAGCAAATCTCATACCAATTATTGCATCATCACTATTAGCTGCTGCTCTTATTTCAGTAGCAGATGTACCTATGCTTGTTTTTAATACATTTTCAAAATCTTGTGCCATACTTTATTCCTATACTATAAGGCAATCGCCATTGCAACAGCAAAACCTGCTGAAGCACCCGCTGCTGCTCCTGTTATTGTTAATGTTTCATTACCACCATCATTGTTTTCTGTTAAGGTAATATTCGTTCCAGCAACCAATTTACCATTTAAAAAACCCGGTGTAGTATCATTAGAACTAACAGAAACTTTAACGTCTGTGTCAGCTTGAATAGTAACCCATGCTGAACCATTGTAAACCTTTAAAACTGAAGAAGTTGTATTAAAAAATAAATCACCAGAATCTAGCGAACTTGTTGGGTCAGATGATCCTATTCTATATCTTACTGCAAAAGTGTTTACGTCTGTAATATTTGTAGAAACAGTTGCCATGTTAGTAACATTAGTAGATGTGCCTAATAAATTCATATTACCAACTACTGTTGAAGTACCTAATAAATTCATATCTGCAACTACATCTGTAGTACCTAATATTGCTAAATCTGCTACAACATCTGTAGTACCTAATATTGCTAGGTCAGCTACAACATCTGTAGTACCTAGGATAGCCATATCTGCTACTGCGTCTGAAGTTCCAAGTCTACCAATTTCAGTTGCTTTACCAGCTACTGCACCAATGTCAGTTGCGTCTGCGGCTACTGCATTAATATTAGTTTGTTCAGATGAACTTGGTTTGATTGCAACCCAAGCTGAACCGGTCCAAGAAAAAATTTGATTAGAGCTAGTATTAAAATACAATGCTCCAGTTATAAGTGCGTCTCCATCATTATCTGTAGATGGTGCTGAACTTTTTGCACCAAGGTATCTGTCATCAAAACTATCAAAAGAAGCTGCTGCAGAAGTTGCTGAACTAGCCGAGGCAGTTGCAGAGTTTGCAGAATTGGTTGCTTGTGTTGAAGCGGTTGAAGCTGAAGTAGATGCGTTGGATGCTTGAGTAGAAGCAGTTGAAGCAGATGATGCTGAAGCAGTTGCAGAATTTGCACTGGCTGTAGCAGAAGTGGCTGCGGCACTGGCTGAAGTAGTTGCACTCGCTGCGTCTACCAATAAAGACCACTTGGCACTATCTGTGTTAGAAGTTAGTGGTTGTGATCCAGATGATGTGTGAGCTGTAATACAAATAAAAATATTATTAGTAGAGGTATCTTTTACAATATCTCTAACTTGATAAGCAGTAGAAGCACCCCAGTTACCTTTGAAAGTTCCAAGTTCCTGCGTAACCGCAAGTTCTCCAGTAGAATCAAAAGCTAGAATTTTGTTAGCACGATCAGTAGCACCTACAGTAAATTCTGTAGAAGTCATAGTATTTGTTCTTGATAATTTTATTGATCTATCAGCTTCTTCAGATACTTGTTGTGCAACCATAGTAGCACGATCCAAACCCTCTTCATGTGTCTCCGCAGGGAATGGATCATTAGCAATATAATCTATCGCTTGAGTTTGCGGGACATTCCTTCTAATTACTACAGTTTCACCAGAAGCCGGAGTGTTACCAGTAGTGAAAGTAATTGAACCTCCACTAGCATCACCCGCACCAGCTACTGTATAGTGTGTAGATAGACTTTTAGTTGTCTCTGTACCTGTAGATGATCTAATAATTACTGTTAGATCGCTGTCCTGCAAAATTTTAAATTGATAGGCAAAGTTAGTGGTACTGCCATTACCATTATGGGAATTCTTAATAATTGTAGTTGATACTGTCATTTGTTAAAAACCTTTATTATTTTTAGATGGTTTTGTAAATAAATATTCTTGGTTATAATCCTTTTTCATTCTCTTTTCTACTCTTTTTAATACACCCGGATTCATTGTTTCCATTATTTGAAACCCTATCATATAGTCAAATATTGTCTTGATATAAAATAAATTTAAAAAAGGTATGTTTGAACTTATTGTTCTATAAGCTGCTCTACCTGCTTTACCACCCTCTCCACTTAAAGCATATTTAAAAGCTAAACCAAGATCAATAGCAGTTGTTGGTGCAGGTCCTATAAGTCCAGCTGCAACTGATCCAGCATCTCTTTGTTCTTTAAATAATACATCTCCATATATACCTAAACCACCACCTTGTAAAAATGCAGCCATTATAGTTTTTATATTATTTGGATCACGAGGTTTTTTACCTTTTAATAAATCTTTTGCTGTCATTGACATATAACCCATAAAACCAGAAACTACCATAATAGAAGCTAAACCTCTTATACCTCTTCCTATATCTTGATTTGGTCCACTTCTTAAAAAAGCTATTTCTCTTCCTAAAACTTTATTTCCTATAGCCATTGGAAATGCTTTAAATTGACCTACAAATCTAATAGCTTCACCCATACCAGTTCCAGATAATGTACCTTGTGTCATAGTTCCTTTAGTTCTAGCATCTGGTTCAATTACTGCATAAATTGATCTGTCTAATAACATTCCAGATACAGAATATTTAAATTTATCTTTTTCCATTTGTAATTCTGTTTTATTTAAATCATTCATGCCTGTAATTTTTTTTATATCAGCATCAGACATATTGCTTAACTCTGATATATTAATAAATTCTGTTCCATCATCTGCTTTTGACATTGCAGTTTTTCTAATAACATCCCATTTAGTAGCATCAATATTATATAATCCAAAAAAACTTTGTAATGGTTTATTTAATTGGTCAAAACTTAAATTTTTTTGATTAGCATAATAGTTTGCCATACCTAACATTGAGTTTTCTTTTAAAGTGTTGGTCCACCAAGAAAGTAAATTATATTTAAAAAATGTTCTTTGTATTTGTGTCCAACCTTTATTTAAATTATCACCAACTTGAAATCTACCAGAAATATCATAAGTTGTACCATCACCTAAAAAACCTAATCCTTTTGCTATATCTCTTTTTTGTTTAGTATTTTTTATTTTTCCAATTCCACCCATTGCTTCACCCATGCCACCTAAAAATGATCTACCTTGATATTTCATTTCTGAAGCATAGATACCTATATCAGCTGCAGCAGAAATTACTGCACCTCCTAGTTTAGCAACATTACCTACAGCTCTTCCTATTGCAGACCATTTTGCTACTGCAAATCCAAATTTACCACCATCAAAAGTATAAACAGTTCCATCTACAACATTCATAAATTTTTCAAATTGTCTATAGCTTGATAAACTTTCTGTACTTCTTTTTTGATCTAACATTCTGTTTGATATAGCAACTCTAATTTTTTCAAAATTATCTTTTGGTTTAGTTCCAAGTGTATCTAGCATACCTATATTCCTTCCTGCTGTCATTAAACCACTATAATAAGTTTCTTTTAATGATCCTGTGCCAAATTTTTCATTATAGGCATACCAATCTTTTGCAGATTTAAAATGTAATACTCTTTTATTTGAAATTCCTTTTGTAACACTATTACTTCCAAATACTCCACTAGCTCCATCAGCTACTTGTATTTTATTTCCAACCAAAGAATTATATGAGTTCATTAAAAAAGAATCAATATTATCTGTATTACCAAATGTTCTATCTCCATCTAAATATTGCATAATAAAATTTTTCCAAGCAGTAAAATTTTTATTATAATTTATATCTGTACCTGTTAAAGTTGGATCAGCTTTTATTTCATCTAAATTTTTACCCAATCTATTTGCTGCGGCTCTTACATTAAACTGATCATGTGATTGTCTAACAACATATCCCCACATTTTAGGAATATTTGCACCTCTAGCATTTAATGCTTGTCTAGTTAATTCAGAATGTTTTTCCATTATTTCTGCTAATTTTTTTATATCTTGATTTTTAGTTGTTACTTCCATTCCTTCAGAAATTTGTTGTTGAGTTATTGCAAGTTCTTCTTGAAGTTTTCCATCAGCTTTATCAAACATCCCATCTAAATTATTAGCAGTAACTTCAGCATCAAATGCAGCTACTAACTGACCTTGTGCAGCATTTTGAGCAACACCAACAGATGATCTTGCACCTAATGTTAGTCTGTTTGATCCAACCAATAAAGCTATTAAACCTTCTTGCTCATCACCATCAAAAGTTTCTAAAAGTTCTTCTACTTTTTTTCTTACTAATATTTCATCATTGACAGCATTAATTTTATTAATTTTTTTTTGTTTTTTTATTTCTTCAGTAACATTTTTACTAATTTTATCTACATCCACTTGATCTAAATTAGTTTTTTTAGCATCAAGTACAGCATCTTGAATTTTTCTAATTACATCATCTTTATCTATAGATTTAAGAGAAGATTTTTTTATTAAATTTAATATTCTTGTTGAGCAACTACTTTTAGCCATTAGTTATTTCCATTTGTACAATTAATATAATCAGCTATACCAGCTTCTATGTCATCAGATTTAGTGTTAACTTCTTCTAATGATTCGTCAGCTTCTCTTAATGTGGCATCTTTTTGACCTGTACTTTTATTTGTAAATTCCAAAGGTAGTCCAGCATCATTTTGTTTTGTTCTTAATTTAACCAATCTTTCTTCAGCAGTTTTTAACTGAACATCCTCATTAGTAATAATTTTTTGTGGAGATTCAGAAGGCATTTCTTTAGAAACTTTTTTACGATTAACTATAGGATCAGTAATTACAGGTTCTGTTTTAGTAGTCTTTATAAATTTTTTTCTTTCAGCTAATAGATCGTTGTATTTTTTTATTGCATTTTGCAAATGTTTTTTATTTACTTTACCACCTTCTCTAATTATCATTTGTGTATCTTTTTTAATTATTTCAAGATTTTTTTTTGCTCCTGCTAATCGTAAATCAAGTTCAGCAGTTGATGTGCCATTAAGTGTAGGATCAGCATTTATGATTGGACTTAAATTTACAGGCTCGTCTAAACTCATATCTCCTATACCTTTTTGTAGTAATAATTTTCTAGTTTCTGAATCCATTTGATCTAATCTCATCATTTCATTTACTACTTCATCTGGATAATATTCTTTGTATAAATCTACTTCTGGTTTACCACCTTCCGGTTTACTTAAATTTTCTCTGTTTATTCTAATTCTTGCTTGAAAGTTTGCATTAGTATTCATATCTTTTAATTTACCAGCACCTACATGAAGTCCACCACCAATAACCGAACCAAATGCAACATTTAAAAAACTATCATATAAATCATAGTCAGCTTGTATTCTTTGTGCTACCCCATAAACAAGAGGTTCTATAAGTAAAGCACCACCTGCTCCTTCTGCAACACCTCTTTTTAATCTTGTTCTTCTAAATGCTTTTGCAGATTTTTCACCCATTCCTTTTGCTTTAGCAATAGACCTAGCAAATCTAGCTTGTCCATAAATAGGAATAAAAGAAGCTCCAATATTTATTGGATCAAGAAAACTTGTACCAATACCTACTGCAAGTTTTGCAGCACCAACATAAAATCCACCAGATAAAGGATTCCAAGAACCTGCTGGACCTCTTTCCATAATACTTTGTCTTTCTCTTTCTTTTTTTTTTCTTGCAACCATAATATCAACAACTGATTGATATTCGTTTCTTTCAAAGTATAATCCTAAATCTCTATATTCTTCATTTAATAAATCTTTATCTCTAGGAATTAAACCTGCTGCTCTTGATTCTTTTGCTGCTGGTACAATACCATCTACATTAAATGTGTCAGAACCAAATATATTTAATAAAGACATTACAGGATTAAAGTTCCAGTTATCTTCAGCTACAGCTCCTAGTGATTCAAACAAACTTGTTTTGTAATTATCGTAACCAGTTTCCTGTGCTGTCTTAATTGTATTTAATCCAAATCCAAATTGTGCCATATTATTTATTATTTATATGCTTTGTTAAATTTTTCTTTTATAACTTCATCATTTACAACATTCATTTTGGTATGATGAAATTTTGCATATAATTGCATTGCTTTTTCCATGTTACCATTTAACATTGCTTTAATCAAAGCATCACTTCCTACTTGCTCATAAAGATTAATTAAAAATAATTCTTCTTGTTGTTCATAAGTTAATTTTCTAGGATCATTATGTTTTTTAGCTTTTTTAACCCAATTTGGAATAGTTATATTTTCTTTGCTATATCTATTCTCTATTCTTTTTAATCCTGTTTGAAATGCAGAACCTTTTTTAATTGTATATTCACCATTTTCGTCTTTTGTAAACATTTTAAATTGAAAATCTCCAGCTGCAGTTGTAGATTTATTATATGTATTTTTTCCACTATTGCTTTCAACATCACGCACAGCAGTTATGAATTTTTGTAAATTATTTTGTGATTCTTCATTATATATATCTCCGCCAACATTATTTAATATAATTCTTTTTGCAGAAGTTAAATTCATTTCCGATCCATAAGCAGGTGTAATTATAGCATTTCCTATTGTTTTTAAAATAGATGATTGATCGTCTACCGAAATTTTAGAGTTTTTTTTTCCATCATCAAATTCAATATTTGGAATGTCTGGTTTTCTTATTTTTTCAAGTGCTTCTTCATAGGTTATACCCTCATCTCTAGCAAGTTGATTTGCTTTTTCAAAAGTGTCAATTAACATGGTAGCAGAAGTTTTTTCTGGCTCGTTAAATCCTACATCAAAATCTATAACAATATCTGTTCCGGGAACAAGACCAGACTTGTCATCAAATTTAAAAATTATTTGTTCTCCTTTATTATTTATAACTGGTGCAAAACCATTATCAAGAACAATGCCAAAAATTACACCTTCTCCATCTGGAGTGTTTCTCCATTCTCCATTAATAGACATTTGAGAACGCATTTTATTTGATAATACTACTGGATCATCTTCACTATTTGATTGAAAAGCTACAACATCAAGTTCATCTAAATAGTATGTTTTTAAAAGGTCTGTAGTATCTTGTATTTTATTTGTTTCGTTTAAATTTAATTTTTTATCACCTTGTTGCACACCAATATAATAAGTATCTGTTAAAACAAAATTGTTGTTCCAGCTATCTACAGCAAATTGTATAGCATCACTTTCAGACATATCTGGATTACCATTCATTTTTTGTGCTGCAACAAAAGTTAAAAATTCTTCTATTTCATTTGTTTTTGTCAATGAATCTGTACTATCGTTTGGTGTATTTTTTCTTACAATGTTTATAAAATCTGCAATACCATCTTTTATTTCTTCTTGCATTTCACCTTTGTTAATTTTAGAAATTTTTAAAAATGTTTCTATTTCTTTTTTTTCTTCTTTTGTATCAAATGAAAGAGCTATTTCTGCAAGTACAGAATTTTTTAAACCAGCAGAAACTAATGCACCAAAAGGTAATCCATTTTCTCTTAATTGTTGTATTGCAATTCCTGCATTATCACCATAACTATCAAGCAAACCATTAACCATATTGTTTAGTTTATCTCCATCTGAAAGTTGTGCGGCTTCATTATAACTTGCAACAAATGATTGAGATTGTTCATTTGTCATAACTTTTACATTTTTTATACCTAAATTTATTTGCTCTTCTATTATTCTTTCTGTTATATTTAATTGAGCTTCTTCCATGGCAGAAGTATCATATTGATTGGGTGCTGCAAAAACTGCTTCCATATTTGATACATTCATTAATTCATTTTCAATATCTGTATTTGTGTCTATTACATATTTAACAGGATTGTCTTGTCTATCTAATTTTATATTTTCAACTGTTTCAATTAAAAAATTATTTGCTTCTTTTGCAAGATCACCAGATAGTGTTGTTTCATTTTCTTCTATTGCTGATTTTAAATTAACATCTATATCATCATTTGATAAAGTGTGAAAAAATTTAATAGTGTTAGCATTATTATCTGCCATTTCTTTTACAACCATTATTTTTTCTGCTTCTGGCTCTGTAAATATTTCATTTATATATTCTACATCAAATCTTGCTGGCTCTTTACCATTAACTCTAGCATCAATGTAATTTTTAAACTCTGTTCTTATTTGTGGTTTTAAAATAGCTTTAGCTTTTTCTTGTAAATCTTTTCTTTGCTCTATAGTTATGTTTGGTAAATAATTTACATTTTTTAATAATTTAAATGTTTTTGAAGGAGATTGACTTACATTTTCAAGTCCAACCATCATATCAATTTCTCTTGGAATAGTTGCTAACAATTTATCTAATTCTGGTGGAGATACTTGAGAACTATAAGTGTCTATGGCTAATTTTTCTAAATCTATTTTTAATGTAGCCATATCAAATTTTTTATCCATAAAAGCTGTTTTCATTAAATTTTCTTTTTGTTTTATGTAACTATTATTTAAATCTGCTAAAATATTATTTGATATTAAAGCATCAGTTTTAAAAATTGATTTTTGTGTTTCAGCTAAAGCATAGTTAGAAAATTTATCTTGAACATTTCCATTAGTTGCTAATGCTCTATATTTTTTTATAAAAGTTTCAGATTGTTCTTTCAAATATATATTTGCTGCATCTTTATTTAAAGCATACTTTGGATCAGTTTTAATTGTTGTTTGAACATTTTGCATATCAGTAATAAAATCATTTTCTAATCTTAATGCTTCTGCTTGATTTTGTAGAGCATTTTCTTTTACTTTTTGTTCAACAATAGTTTTTGTGATAGGTGCTAATGCACTAGCAAGATTATTATTTAATCCCATCTGGATATTAGTAGTAGTTCCTTCTAATTGAGTAATTGAACCTTCTGCTGTAAATGTAGGTATTTTAGGCATTATGCTCCTTTAGGTTTATTCATCATTGAATATAATGATGATCCGGTTTGTGCAACTGTTTGTATTTGTGCAAGTTTAGCTTGGTTTCTAGCCATTTGACCAGATATTCTTGCAAAATTTGCTTCTTCTATTTTATTTGCTGATGCTACTTTTGCATTGTATTCAATTAATTGTTTTTGTAATTCAGCTTCAAAAGCATTTGATAATTGTATATTATAAGCACTACCACTATCCATAACAACACCAGATTTAGCAAGTGCTACTTTTGTTTGACCTTCAATTTTTGTGAAATTTTTTTCAAATTGAGCTATATCAAATTCTGCTTTTGCTTCTATCTGATCTGCTTGACCTTCAAGAATAAGTGCGTTTCTTTCATTAATAGCTTGATTATATTTGCCAATTTTTCCTTGAGCAGAATATTGAGCTGCTCCCATTGCTAATTGAAAAGGTACTGCTCCCATTAAAATATCCTCGCATACATATATTGATCTGTGCCATCAAAACCAAACTTTTTCATTAAACCTTCTTCTTTTAATCCTAACCATTGTGCAAATCTTAAACCTTGTTTAAAATCTTTTCTGATTGCAGATTGAACTCTAGTAATATTATTTTCTTTTGCAACTCTTGCAAAATCTTTTTTGATTGCTTTTGCTACACCTATTGGATGTTTCCACATTTCACTTGATGCTATAACCCAGCCTTCAGCAACTTGACCCCAAATAATTTTCATTCCAGCAGCAAAAATAGGATCGTTATTTACAATACCAGTAAAAGCTAAATGATCTTGTTCTAAATTTTTAGCATCACCTTCTACATTAATGTAGTGTCTATCTGCTTCTAATACTTTGTGGTTCATTTGACAGGATAATATAAACTGTCCATGAGCCTTTGTGTAAGGTACTATATGTAGTGTATTATCCATCATTTGTTACTAGCCTTGGGTATAGTGATAAAATTGTTAAAGGTAAAGGTTGAGTTTGCCTTACAATCATAAATCCATCTGTATCATAATCTCCTCTAAATTCTACTTCTTTATCTCCTGTAAAAGGTGGAATACCTTGATCCATAGGATTAGCAGAAGTTCTAAAAGGTACTCTTTCCATATTGTTTAAATCTGGTCCAACTTCAACACCAACACTTTCGTATAGTCTTGCAGTAACTTCGTATATTCTTTTTGTTTTAGCTTGTGATGTACCATTCTGTGAACCAGCATCTATTCTCATAGTTTTTAATAATGATGTATATCCTAATCCAACTTTAATTTTGTTTGCAAATCTATCTAATGTAATAGCATTTGATGATACAGTTTTTGTAGGGTGTGTTGCACCATCAGCCAATATACTTACTACTTGACCTTCTAAATGATTTAATCCAGCTACAGAATTAACAACCTGCTTAACAGTTGCACCAGATGTGTGAGCTATTGCTGTAGTTATGTTTTGACCTCTTGTACATCCAGTTAAATTATTTGTAGATTTACCTGTGTAAGTAATTATTTCTCCACCAATTTTTATTGTACCAGATGATGTAAAGTCTGTTCCAGATGCTACAATAACTGTTGTAGCTGTTGCAGAAATATCGCCATTTAATGTTGATGTTGCACCGCTGTAAGAAAGTTGAGAATCTAAAAAATTAAATGTAGTGTTATCTGTTTCTGTAAAATCAAATGTGTTTAGATATTCTACATATCTTTTTGTAGCACCATTAATAGTTCTTTTAATAATCATATATAGTTCATACTCACTATCTTCAGTTGGTATAACTGCAACTGATTCACATACTGCTTTACCAGTTCCAAATGCTCCGCCAAAAACATGTCTATGCCAAGCAACTACTTCTTGTTCTCTTTGATAAGTAAGTGCAACTAATTCACCATCTCCTCTAACGCACCAAATAATTGCTAAAGGTTCTTCTTGATATGCCATCTCTACAATACCTCCTTCAGTAATGTGTTCGGCAAGGATGGTAAGATCGGGTGCTGTATAACCATCTACATCAAAGTTATAAGCTAGTTCTCTAATTTTTCTTTTAGCACGTTGTAAAAATAATGTTGCGTTACCTACAGATATACCATCTACATTTGCTGCACCATGATTAGATTGTTTTTTAATCATAATGTTAGTAGGGGTAATGGCATTATTATCTCCACCACCAGTAACTGCAAATTCACCACCTGCTGTACCTATAATTAAAGTTCTAGTTGATGCTAGAAATCTAATTGCATTTACTTGGTTAGAAGCGATTGTATAAATAATAGCATCATCATCTGCTACAGTGCCACCAATATTTGCATCCATGTTTTCATAATCACCAGATTTAGAAAGATAAACTGTTTGTGGATTGTTAAGTGTTGCGGCAAATACCAATCGTTGTTCAAAAAAAGTTACACAAGCAGGATGACCAGTGGTGTCAGAGAAAGCACCAAGAAACCAATTAGTAATAGCATTAGCATTTGCAAAAGCTGTAGTTACATTTACTGTTACTTCTGTAGTATTTGTTCTGCCGGTAATTGTACCATAACCAGAGTTAAAATGTATTTGTCTACCTATATCTGTTGTTAAAAATCCAGAACCGCCATTGATACCTGTAACCGCAGATGCTGTAATAGTTCTTGATCCTGTTCCTGCAGCAGAAGGTGTTAGTGTTGTTGATGTAATGTTAGAATCTAAAAATGGTCCATTAGTAAAATCTACTTCTGCTAATGTCCAAGATGTATGACCTGTACGAGATAATTTTCTAGTTTTGTGGCTAGGGTGTGTAATGTACATAATGTCAGCAGATTGTGCAAATTTAATATCAAACAATTCTGCTTCTAAATAAGGTGATGTAATTTCATAAGGTGAACCACTAGATAATATTTGACCATTGTCTCTGTAGAATCTAATTTTCTGATCGCTAAATTCTAGTATATAAGTTTGTGTAGTTGAAAATTCAAAAGGAATAAGTCTTGTAGATTTTGAGCTATCTCTTACTTCTGCAACATAAGTTGTTCCCGGTCTACGAGCTGCCGCACCATGAGGATAGATAACCATATTTTCTACAGTTGCACATCCAGCAGAATATTTTGCTAAATCATTTCTACCATCTAATCTTGGTGATAACTCACCCGCTGTAAAGTTTGAAAGTTGTGCAGCTACTCTAGCCATTTACTAATACCTTGAGTTTATGAACGTACCTGCATCTACAATATCTGACATACCATTTTCTTGTCTTATGTTTTGACCTTCTGTTGAATCTACAAATCTAGCATCTTTTAATTTTTCTTGGTAAGTAACTAACATGTTTTGTGATGTAGTGTTGTTTGATGTTATGGCATAAGCAATATCTGAACCTAATGCAGCAGATAATGTTTCTCTTAATAATTCGTCATATTGATTTGGGTCCTCTACTCTTGATATATATAATATCTTCATAGTTTCATTGTTAGATAATATTGATCTACCTTCTACTTGGTAGTTAGAATCAAAATCTAATATTCTTAATAATCTTAAACAATCACCCGGTAAATCAAATTTAAACTTGTAACCCCATGGAGGAGTAGTTGTTGATTGTGCTAACTCTACTCTTTTTTGTAAACAGTTCCAAGGGTGTGATCTGAATACTGCGTCTCTTACTTGAGTATATCTTGAGTTGCAAAGTCTAGCATTTTTTGAATCTTCTGTTAATGAAAGTATTGTTGTTGCACCTAATTGGTTTAATGCTCCATTGCAAATATCTACTGTTGATGCCATACTACTTCCTTATAATATACTTACGTCTGATTTGTCTATCTTTTTCTAACGCAAATATTTCTTCTGTTGTTTTCTCTTCTTTAGTGTCAAAGCCATAATGATTTTTAGAATCGTTTTGAAACCTATCTACTAATACATACCTATACACATAATTATCTTTTTTAAAATGTAATACAGGTTTTAAATCTTGTATTTTCTTCATGCACTCTAGGCGGTTCCACTCTCGCTTCCCCGCCTAAAATTTTATTTATTAGTCTAGAACGTATGTCATCTGAACTGTGATAAGTCCAGTTGCATTTGCTCCAGCAGTAGTTGCTGTAACTACCAATCCATCTGGTGAATCCACAAGTGAATTTTCACCTAAAGCTGTACTAGCAGCAATATTGAAAGCTGAAACAGATGTTGCAGCCGCAGCTGCTTTGTACTCATCTACATCTGCTGCTACAGCAGTACCATCAGCTTGTGTATAAGCTGCATGACCTATTGATAGAGTTGCACCTGAACCAGCAAGTGCTGCATGATTCACTCTTCCACCAATAATTCTAGCACCATCTGGTAACTTAAACATATTGATAGTTTCTTGAGCACCTGCCGCAGTAAAATCTGCGTAAGCTACTCTTACTCTACCATGAAGTTCAGTAGTACTGATCTTTGATGGTGAAGCCGCAACTGTTTTTGCGTATTGTGTTGAATTAGCCATAATTATTTCTCCTTTAAGCTATGATTAGTTTGCAAGAACAGAAATAACTTTCGCTTCTTCCATTCTAGTTGCACCGATTGTTTGACAGTAATACACTTGAGTAGCGTAAGATTTATCTGATCTTTCGTCTATTCTAGCGGTTACGTCTTTACCAATACCAAGTAAAAGACCATCTTCTGCGAAGGCAATACATTGAGTATTTCCGGCTCCATTTGTAGTAAGTCTATTAGACACATGAAATTTGAATCCCATAAAAGAATCAATTTCACCTTGTACTAATGCTTTAACTGTATTGAAGTCAGATGAAGTAACAGTGGTGTTATTTAACAAATCTTGAATCTCTGTTGGAGAAACAACAATGTGTCTTTTGATTGAAGGATCAACGTCTCCTGCATCAAGTTTTTGTTTTGCTAAAGCTAATTTTGCTATGTTCATAGTATTAGCTCCACCAGTACCAACTGCTGTAATGTTAGCTGCAGGTAATGGAACTGCTGTTCCACCAGATACTCCAGTGTTAGCTGAACCTAGTGCTGCTGCAATAATTACATCATCCATTGCTCTTCCCATTGCATAAGCTGCTGCTTTTGCGTAAGAAGAAGTTGGATCAATTAGTAATCTAACTTTGTCTTGTTGATCAATCAAATCAGCAAATTCATAATCTGCCAAGCTACATCTTCTTCTTGAGTGAGGTGTATCGATTTGTGGTGTATCAGAATGTCTGCTAACCTTTAGTTGAGCTGTTACTTTTCCAATTTGGTCAAAGTAAGCATCTTTTCCAACGATAGATTCTATTCTAACTGCGTCTCTTAATAGAGAACCCATTTGTTGTGATAACATTTGTATATTGGCAGAATACTGCTCTACAAATGCTGTTGTTATTTGTGATGACATATTTGTCTCCTGTTTACATTATTGTTATTATAAAAAACAGAATAGTTCTCCATCAATAATGATAGGCAATTCTTGGATTTAAAGTCTTTTAGACCAGAAGTCTATTCCTTCTTGTCAGTAAGGTTCGTGGAACTTGTTTTACGAATTTTCTTACCTACTATCCAATTATAATATTTTTCTGCGATTGGCAAGGGATCATTTTTCTGTAACTCTGTTCCTGTCTCTTTAACCAACCGCAATACTTCTAATCGAATTTCATTATCATTAAGATTGTTTATCTGCATTGAGCATCTCTCTTAATGTATAAACTTGTTGAACCATCTTATCGTGATCTGGGTGTTGTTTATTCCAGTATGGTCCATCAGTGTCATTAGTAATAGCTGATATTTCAGATTCAATATCTGTAACTGAATTTACACTTTCACTTTCAGTTGCAACCATTTTATCTTCTGACATCATACTAGCAATCTTTGCGAAACCTTTTATAATTTCTGGATGATCACCAACTCTTGTACCATCTTGTAATTGCATATCTAATACTTCTGGATTAATATTTGCTTTTGCTAATGCACCAGCTTGTTGTACTTTAGAATCAAAGTCTCTACCCCATTCTGATCTTAACTGTTGTTCAGATTGAGCTTGTGCAGTTTCAGTATCTATCTTTGCTTGTTGCATAGAGCCTTCCATATTATTTTTATAAAAATCTAATATGCCTTCTGCTTGTTTATTATTTAAACCAAGTTTGTGAGATTGTTCTGCAAAATTTTTTATTGCATTTTCATCCATGTTTACAACATCTGATTCTACATTCAAACTATATTTGTCTGGAGTTTCTGGTCTACCTAATTTTGAGTAAACTTCATTCCATTGATCTTCTGTTGAATTTTTATTTGGTACAGCAACTTTATCTTGACCAATCATTCTTGTTGCATTGATATAAGATTTTGCTAACGCATCTATCTCTGTAAACTTTTCAATGTTTGGATCGTTTCTAAATTCTTCACTGATAGAACTTTTCCAACTTGCCGGAGTATCTCCAGTTGAGACAGGTGTTGCAGTAGGTTGAGGTGTTTCTGTACTTGTTGTTTCTACAGGCACAGTTTCTTGTGTTATCTGTTCTTCTGACATTATTTATCCTTATTGTTTTGCAGCATTGATTTGACAAATAGAATGACGCTGCGTTGTCCTTCCATGTAGGCACTTTCATGGCTATCACCTTTTACGTTAGTGGTAGAATGATAATGACATCTTTTTTCAAGGTCAGATAAAACTTCCTTACCTTCATCTGTACTGAATATAAATTTGTAGTTATTTTGTAATTGTTTTAAAAACTTTTCTAGTTGTTTTGTTTCCATACTATTCCACTAATGCTTTTGCTTCTTCTGGCAATGCTTTTGCTAGTGGTGCTATATCTCCTCCGGCTTGTGCAACTTGTTGCATCTGTGCCATTTGTTGTTGTTCTGCTGCAGCTGCGGCAGCTTCCTCTCTTTCTGCATTAACTTGTGATTGTAACTTCAGTACTTTTTGTGGAATACCTACAAGATCAGCTACATGTTTAACAAGTGCATCAAAGTTTATGTAATCAAATACTGGAGCAACATTAGCAAGTGATCCTAATATTTCTATACCTCTAGTAATTGATGAAAGTTCTGTAGACTTTTGTGCTTTAGCAAGTGGTGATACATATTCTATTTCTATGTCTTGACCCGATAAAAAATCTGGTGCAGGAGCAAATTGGTTTCTTCTTAATAAAATATTAAAGCATCTGTCGATTAGTGGTTTTAATAATTCTGATTGTAGTCTGCCAAGGACAGGACCTAGTAGTCTCATCTTTTCTTCGTTACGTTGGATAACTTCTGTTGCTGTCATTTGCGGACCTGTTTGTAACATCAGTTGATCAACATAAAAAACATTTCTAATAGCAGTTCTTCTTTGCTCTTCCATATTTAAACCTAGTGGATTGTTTGCACCAATGTTTAATGGTTCTATTCTATCTCTTGTACCGCTTCTGTAAAAGTTTAGTCCACCCGGTACAGTTCTTACAGGAAGTAAGAAGCCATCATCCGGAACTAATAGTGGTGGATCAACTTGTTTCTGTGCGGCTTTAATTGTAGTTTTTGACATTTCATTTAGCATCTTTACGTCTGGCAAAGCTGTCATTGCAGGTGATCTACCATATATCTCATGTGATGCTTTTAAATATCTTGGCACTACGAAAGGGAACTCTTGGAAACCAGATACTGATAATTCATTACCATTATCCATTTCTATGTATACAGATTCAAATGGCATGTTCTCTGTATCTTTTAATTTAGGATTGTAATCTGATCTTGGATATACAACATGTAATATTTCTATTTCATTGTAAGGGTCTTTAACTGATTGTGTTTGAACATCTCTTGATACGTTTTTACCAAACTGTTGCATTGCTGCTCTGATTGATAATGTAAACTTTCTGTAAACTGTATCTATTCTACCTTTGTCATCTTCAGCAATATATATTTCATTGATGTGTCTTGTAGAAAATTTTAATACATCTTCATTATCTTCTTGGATGTGCATGGCTGCAGTACCAAAAGTAATTAGGTCGTGATATAATTCAAATATTTCTTGTTGAAAGTTTGATCTGTTAAATGCAGAGTACATAACTTCGGTTGCATCTTCTAACCAAAGTTTTGCTTCATCTTCCATTTCTAATGCTGAATCTTTAAATCTTAATGAGAACCAAGGTGTAGATGGATTAGTCATCATACCATGTAGTGATGCTGCTAATAATTCTACTGCTTGTATTGGAGATGAATCAAAAATTAATTCGTTTCTTTTATCTCCTCTTGATCTTCTTTTGGTAACGTCAGCTTTTCTTGGTTGCATATAGTCTGCAACTTCTTGCCAATGATTTTCCCAGTTAGCTCTTTGACTTCTTAACTTGCTAAACCTTGCTAATAAATTTTTTGTTAAATCTGTTTTTGCCATTAAACTACTTGTCCTAATAAACTTTTCTTACCTAATGAATAATCTGCTGAAGTTTTCATGACACCTTTTGAAGATGTAAGGGTATTTTTTCT